GCAGAGGGCCTTTGTAGTTCTTTGCAATCCACGCATCGGCGGCAGCTTTAAGTTCTTCGTTACTGTTAAGCGACGTTACACCGGGAAGCGTTATCGTCTCCCCAGTGGCAGGAATTTTCAGAAATACTGGGTTGCCTTTCAGCTTTTCCTCGGCCATGAAGGCTCCTTTTTATGGATACGTTCTGCCGCCAGCGGCAGTTGGTGTCTTGGGCGTAAACCCAGAGGCCTTAGCTGGTTTAGTAACACCCTTCTGGGTAAACGGAACATACATATTAAGTTTAGGGTTCCATTGCCCCAGTTGTTCGACCCCATCTATTAAGATTGGTTCTGGCTTATTCAACTTTACCCCGCTACCGCCACCTGCTCGTGCTCGCGCATTGGCATTTGCAATTTCTTGGCGGCGTAGACCGAGGCTCTCGCGCTGGAAGGCGTTCATGCGCTTCGGTACTGACATAATAAGTTCGTTCGTATCTTCATCGTAAATTTCTACAGCATCGCCAGCGTCGATCTCGCGTGTCTTAGGTGGCATCTTCTGATCTGTAATGACAAACGAACCATCGCCAAATGTCAGTCGGATATTGCCTGTTGCCGGATCACGGTCACGGTTAAAGACTTGCTTCTGCCGGAACGCTTCTTCCTGCACAATCTTAAATGCCTCTGCCGGATCAGCATTCTCAAGAACGCCGCGCTTTTCCTCCGGCAACGCCGAGGCGTATTGCTTAACGAATGCGCTTTGCCGCGCTTCTTGCTGTTGTTTCTGTTGCAACTGGGCGATCTGGTACTGTGCGTTCAGCTTTTGCATCTGCTGATTGCGCACGTTCTGAAGAACAGCGGCCGGGTCAGAAGCGCCACGGCTACCTGCGGCCTGAAGCACTTGGCCAAGCGCGCTAATCTTTTCGCCAGTCGATAGCGGGCCAATACCACCGCTTATGAGAGTTTGCATATCCGCGATGTACTTTGCCATTGGCGAAAGCGTAGGCTGTACTGGTGCGGCCTGAGGCGCGATAGTCGGCAGAACTCCAACAGAACGCACCACGCCACCGGGAGGAGTGCGGTTCGGGACCAATGATTGCAGCAATGTTTCCATCGGGGTTGCCATCTAATTAACCCTTCTTGAAGAGATCGAGAATAGTACCAATCGCGGACGCAGCCGAACCAACTTGGCTGAGCGTTGACTGGCCGGGTTGAGTTGTCGTTGTCGTGATTGGGGACGGAAGCCCACTCGCGCCAGCAAGCAAAGTCTGAAGCTGTTGCTGCGGGAAGCCGCGCTGTTCGAGGAAGTCCTTGTACGCCAGATCAAGGTTCTGCTGAGCCATGCCGCGCTGCGTTTGACCAACGCCCTGAAGCATTGCCGCGTATGCCTGCTCATTGCCAAGCGCCTGTTGGCCGTAATCGGACAAGGCTCGTGCGCCCGCAAGCTGCTGACCCGGCAGACCCTGTGCAAACCCAGCGGCTTGCGTGTATCCCTGATTGTACAGGTTCGCCAGCGTCTGAGCCGTATTCAAATCTTCTTCGCCTGCAAGCTGCGCTTCATATACGCCACGACGTTCGTTACCGAATGCCCGCGATGCGGCAAGCTGAGCCTTGGTAGAAGCGTCACGTTCAGCGCGGTTCTGTGCAAGACGGGCCATCGTGGCGTCGATGACGTTGGTCTGGAACGGCGACATGAAGCCAGAGACATCTTGCTGAAACTGCTGCGGCGAGTAGCCTGCTGCACGCTGGGCAACGGCGGTAGCTTCGTTAAGCTGCGGCATCCCAACTTGATTGGTGGCCGCACCGATTGCCGTCTGGAACGCCTGCTCTTCAGCGGGGCGGAAGCCTGCAACACGCGGCCCTTGATATGCCTGATAAGGAATAGCCGCGACTTGCTGTGCGGCTCCATAGTTACGCGCCAGAATATCCTGAATGAAAGGATTGAGTGCCTGTGCAGTTGTGGTAGTTGTCGCCATTATATTCCCCAAGCGGCCTAACCGCCTAATCCTTCGTTATTAACACAAAACAAAATAAATTGACAGTCCATTAAACGTGCCGTGCGCGTACTTGTTCAGAGTGCGAAACATATACCTCTACTTGATGCCCGTCTTCATCGACCATAATGAGACGAGCAGGTGTGTAGATACCTACATCAAGCCCTTGTTCATACTTACTATTAACCGCCAATTCAATAAGGCGGTTACGCTGCGCCTCATATGCAGGGTCGTACTGAGAGGGAGGTGGAGGAAGTTTAAGGGTCATCGACGGCCACCCGGAATTGCGTTAAGGCGCTGCGTCCCCACACGCCAATCAGACGGCGTTGTAGTTGTCACGCGCATTTTAATCTGGCGTCCGTTGAAACGAACCGGTGTCGGCTGTGTCAAACTATACGGGCCGTAAGTTGTCTCTTCACTTGTCGGATAATAGCGCGTCTTAAATGTGGCGGAGACGCTACCCTGATTGCGTTCGTCGGGGATCATCTCGTTGACATACAGAATCTGGTCGCCGTTTCCAATCTGGAACGGACCGGTCTCGGCGTAGGGCAGCGCCCCGCTGTAGTTCAGGCCAACTTCGTGGTCGTAGATGAAGCCATCTGTGCCAATCATGATCGGGTTGCGGAACACGCTGCGGTCCGTACCCGCTGTACGGGCCAGCGTGCCAATCGTCCAATGGTTCTCTACATAATCCCACGCAACGTAGCTGTCGTTCTCGTTAGAGTTAGCCGACGGGTAGAACCACCAGACTTCATTATACTGCGCGTTGTTAACCGCGTAGACTTTGGAGATTTGGTTGGTGTTAATGTTGTTGAACACATAGTCGTACACTTCACATGGCAGAGGCTTGACGTAACCATCGTAGATGTGGAAGCCCTTCTGGCCCATCCACACCGCCATATTGTCGAGAACGGCAACGCAGTTGGCAGACGCAGCGCCGCAAGCACGGCCTGCAATTTCAGCCTGATACACAAACGGCTGGCCCACGTATGTCAGAGTGTGCGCGTCAATGTCTGTCAGGATAAGGTTCTGGCCGCGAACGCGCTTGCCGGTGATAATCCGCCCAGACGTTTGCAGGATAATGCTACCGGCCAGATTGGTAGAAGCGGCTGTCCAGACGGTATTGTTTTCGAGATCGGACCACGCAACCTTACGGCCATCGCCGGAAGCGCCAAGCGCAAACAGGGAGCGTTCGGCGGTGACAAGACAGCCAATGTTATTGACGGGCGCGTTAGTGATTACAGCGGCTTTGGTCGGCGTGGTATAGTCAAGCTGCCACTCATACAGCTTGCCGTCAGATGTCGAGCAGCCGACAAGATATTCGCCCCAAGTGTCGAGGCTCCACGTTGTTGCTGCGGTTACAGAACCACTGTCAGGACGAGGCGTGCCGTAAAAGCCACCGCCATAAGTGCCAATCCCGTAACCAGCGCCCGTAGAAGCATCATCAGACCCCGCAGTAAAACCAACAGGCGTAATGTCTACCAGAACATTTGATTGGGTAACAGCATATAGTTTTGATGACGTTCCAGCCGCCATCAAGCGGACACTGCCGTTTGTTTTCCATGTGATAAGAGAACGAGCCTTGCCGGTTAAGGCAGAAATAGGGCGAACTTCCCAGCCCCCGACAGGTTCCATTGCGCCTTCTGTCCAGCGCACAAGATTGACATCATACCAGCGTCCTGCTGACTGAAGTTCAGTTCCGCTGCGATAAACGCCCGGTGGGATGCTGATAGGAATTAGCGCCATGTTTTTTTCCGTGCCTAGCTTTAGGTCCTTATATCACTTCTTGCGGAATTTTACAGCCTCTTCCCATGCTTCTACCGTTCGGCGGTGTCTTAAGGCGCAATCACCGTATTTCGCAATTATTTCTAACTCCCAAATGGCCCGCTCTGGATCGGCCAGTGTTGACGGCGGGTTGGGAAGTGGAGGGCAGTTACTCGCTAGGTTCGCTGGAGGCAGCGGCATTGGCGCGATTGATACCGCCTTCGAGCAGCCCGACAACACGAGGATCAGGAACACAGTCAGCAGAGACAGCAGGCAAAGTCTTGTATATCTCGCGAATCGTTTGTCGCTCTCCGGCGACCACCACATCGGCTTGATCTCGCTCGGCTTGATAAATCGAAGATACCTCATCTATTTTTCCTTGCATCTGCTGACGCTGCTTCTCAGCTTTTTCCAAAGCCTTAGAATACGCGGCATCACACTGCCAGTCTTTGACCTTCCACCCGGTGGCAACGCCAATAACAAGAGCGCCTGCCGCCACATAACCCATGAATGGA